CGTTGTCAACATCCTCGATTGAGAAGTTGAAGTATTTCGCCTGGTCGATTACAAGCGATGTCTGGTCTCCGCTTAACTCGTCTGGATCGGCGATGTCCTTTCCCTTGGTGAAGTCCTTGATTTCGATATCTCCGATCTGGTTAATCTTCACTGTGTCGCCGAAGTTCTTGATTTCACCCTCGTAGTCCCTGTTTACGAGGTTTGCGTATATATGTGTCTTGTCTAGGTGTGCCAGTAGTCTTGCACTCCATATTGTAGGTATAAAATTTGCTACGCTCATTCTGTATTCCTCTTGTCTTTCTGCCCTTGGGCTGTTGTCCCGGGATTATAGGCCGCCTATCATGGATGCCTTTATCTGGTCCCAGTTGTTGTTAATCTCCTGTGGGGACATTCTGCTTATCTCTTCCTTGGTATAGGTGCGTGCCCCCTCTGGCGCTTTCTTCATCGGGTTGCCGCCTTTTAGCTTTTCTTCTACCGCTTTCTGCACCGCCTCGCTGAAGCTTTTTTCAACGGCCTCTATTGAGGCTTTGCAGGTGTCTGCGTTCTCGTAGTTGAGTATCTCGGCAAGCTGTGTCGGGAGTCCCTTGTCCGCAAGGGTTTCCTTTGCCTCCGCGCTTAGTTCCCTTCTGGTTATCTCGGCTTCCCTTTGCTTTAGGCCGTTCTCCCTTTTCTCGCGTTCATATTGTGCCTTCTGCTCGGCGTTCATCCTGGCCAGCTTCTCCGCCTCCGTCCTGGCTGCGTTTACCTTCTCCTCTATCTCCGCCTGCATCTTGCTCCTTGATGTGTCCAGTGCCTTGCTGACCCTTCTGTCGAACTCCGCCTGGTTCTTCGGATCCTTTAAGAACGTGTCAAAGTCTGTTGGGTTCTGTCCTGCTGCCTGGCCGCCTGCATTTGCTTCTTTGCCCCCGCCTGCTGCCTGGTCTGTTGCATCTGTGCCGCCTTCCTCGCCTGCAAAATACTGTAGGTTTAGCGGCAGTCTGTTTGATATTGTGTTTCTTCTCATCTTTTCCTCCTTGCCCCTGCATTGCGTGTGCCCCACAGGTTCATTTCAGTTTTATTTTTGAGCTTTGCATCCTCCGATGGGCTTTCTGACCCTCAGCCGGGGAGATGTTGGATCACCGTCCTTTCCTGCATTTCTGCATACAAAAAGAACCATGTTATGGATTTCTCCATAAATGGTTCTCTTTGATGAAATATTTATATTTTGGCTTAATAAAAAAATCAGTACTGCTTTGCTGCCTATAAAATGCTGTTTTCCAAATTAATGTTGAGTCCAAACTGGTTTAAGTCGACTTCATTCACAATAAGTTCGTTTTTTATTGTGTCGAGCACTTCATAATAGGCAAGGCATTTTCCATCGTAAAAATCATCAGATCCGTTTTCTTCACGTTCTTTTTGTGCATCCCTGGCATTGTCTATAACCCTTGAAATAATATATTCAATGGTGGATTCTCTTAGCTTATTTGCCGTCATAATCACCACGCTCCTTTAGCTCGTCAATCCTATCCTGGATTGATTGACGGAAATTCCTATTTTCCTTCATCCAATGTCTTTTCAAACCTTCTTGCTGCCTAGGACTTTTCGTATTCCAATCATCGGCGTATTCTTCGGGATTTGACAATTTTTGTTCATGCTCTTTTATTTGTTTTTCATATTTTCTTATTGCTCTTTTTAAAGAAGCTGAACCTTGGTTTTTAATATCTTTCTCTGCAAATAATTGTAAATCCATTTCGAGAAGGCTACCATCTTCTTTTATTATATCAGAATTGACAGATTTTTCAATAGTTTTATTGCCTTTTATCTCCATGTTGTACCAATCCTCATACGTGATGTCGCCTTTGAATTTCTTCGTTTTTCCTGTCTGCGGGTCTCTTGAACGTCTTTGGAGCTTGCTCATGTCCTGGTCGTCCAATACCGACAGCACCGTTGTCCTGCAGTATGGGTGGAAGGGCGGGTAGTTTGTGCCTACCTGCATGTCCTTGTAGGCAAATTCCTGTCCGTCCATCTCCCTGCATATCTCCGATGTCCTTAGATCCAGCGTGGCTAATATCCTGTATCTGTCTATGCCTGCGTCCCTGTCGGCTGCTGCCTGTGCCTGTCCCGATATGTATGCTGATTCCGTCCTTACAAGCCTTCTGGCATTTGCGGCGCCGGTTGAATACTTCTTTGCTGTCTCTGTCGCTATGTCCCTCTCCGTCTTTCCTGTGAGGTAGGCCAGCGCAAGCTGGGTTTTTAAATCCTTTGCAAGCCCCTGGGTGTTGCCCCATATCCTTTGGGAGTAGTTCGCGCCGCTCCAGTTTGTATGGAGTGTGCGGTTCAGCTGTTTCTCGTCCACCGCCCCGAAGGAGTAGTCAAGCCCGGTCCTGCGTTTCAGGTCGTAGACTTCGTGGTAGTATGAGTCTTTGTACTGGTCTATGTAGTGGGATGTGCTTACCTGTTTCTCCTGCCTGTAGACTTCCTTCATCTTTCGGTCTATCTCTTCCTGGAGCTTTTGCAGCCTCTCTATCCTTGCCCTGTAGGCGGGGCTTTCCATTTCCCTCAGTATCTTCCGGGCTTCTTTGCCTTTAAGCCCTGCAAGCCTCTGTTTGAGCTCGTCAAGGTCTGTCGCGTCCTCCATGGAGTTCAGGAGCTTTGTCGCCGCCTCGTCGGTCATATTGTACTTGTCCCTGAAACGCTCGTAGGTCTTTTCTATCTGGAGGTTCAGCTCCCTTGAAGCCTTTGCGTATATGTCGGCTATCTCCTTCGATGCATCTTCGGCTGACTCCATGTACTCGTACATCTCCCTTGCCTGCCTTCTGTCCCAGTATCCCAATTGCTATCACTCCCCTGCGGTTGTCCTGGTGTTCTGCTGCCGCTTTTTCTCTTTGTCGGGTTCGTCTATATCCGGTTCGTCTTCATCCGTTTCCTCTTCATCATCTGGCGGGGCGTTCTCCCCTGCCAGGAACATGTCCTGCTGCTGCTTTACAGCCTCGGCTTTTTCCTCTTTGACCGCCTTAAGCTCGTCGTCCGGGTCCTCGACGAATGGTATCTGCTTTATCAGCGTCCTCATTGATACGAAGTCCTTTAAACTGTACAGGGTGCTTGCAAGCTCCTGGAGGTTCTTCGGCAGCGACCTTGAAAACGTCGGCACTACCGAGCTTGCGTCCTGTGCCATTGCCTGCATGTTCAGGTAGTTGCAGAATAATGTTATCCTTTTCTGCAGTCCCCTCCTGTAATACCGCTCCTTTGTCTTGGTTATCATTTCAAGCCCCAGCAGCTTGTATTCCATTGCGACGCCTGATGAATTGCCGGCGAAGTTCTCGTCTGTGAGGTTTGGCACATGGGAGAAATTGTATATGTCCTCCTTCAATGCCTTTCTCAGTATCTCCACCCCGCCCTCGTCCATTGTCCTTGTCAGGTATTCGGCTTTTGCACCCAATGGGAGTTCCAAGAGCTTTTTGGCTTTTAGCTCTTCCTGTGCTTTTGCCGTCTCTTTCTCGTCGTCACCCAGGAGTGAGCCGTACAGTACCATGATTGCATCTATGAACTGTTCCTTGTCGGTCACCCTGTCGCTCATGAGTGTGTTGTATGCGTCTATGAGCGGTATCTGCTGCTCGAAGTCGCCTATGCCTTCCTTGTTGTTCAGGTATTCTATTATCTGTATCCCTCCGAAGTAGTGCGGTGTCGGTTCCTCCGTCACCGCCTGCTGCTTTTCGGGGTTGTTCTCTATAAACAGCGTGTAATTGTAGTGCTGGGTGGATATTGTCGCCACCCATCTTGCTATATCCTTTGCATCGTCGCGCTTCGGGTAGTAGTACACGCCGAAGAGCTCATTCTCCTCTATCGTGTCGTCCACCACTATGAAGGTTGATAATGGCGATATGCACTTGCACATTGGCTTGCTCTCATCCCGCTTGGCGTAGTCGTACTCATATGCCATGCCGTATATGCTCATGTCCTGTGCAAGGTCAGCATCCACGTCATCAACGTCAGCATCATCAAAGGCGGACATTAATGGTTCAATGTCCGCCTCGTCTGTATTGGAGTATGTTATGGGGTTCCCCATGAAATAGCCTGTCGCCGTGTCGGTTATGTCCTTGGCGTGGTTGCACACGACCTTCACGTCCTTGGCATCGTCGTCGCTGTCACGCTTTTTGGAGAGTATCTCGTGCCTCCCCTCGTAGTACGCCTTGTTTTTATGCTTT